CCCCTATAGGTTACGCCGGCCCAATTGAGCCGGGTGATACATTAATCGTTCACCATAACGTATTCAAGTTCTACAATGATGTGCAGGGCAACAGAAAAAGCGGAATGAGCTTTTTTAGAGATGACCTATTCTTCATTGACTTCGACCAATTCTATATGTATAAGAAGGCTGAAGATTGGACTGCTCAGGGCAGATACTGCTTTGTTGAGCCTATTGACACCGTTGATTCATTTGTTTACAAGCCATTTAGTGAAGAGCCACTCATGGGGACCATGCGCTACCCAAGTGAGTACTTAAAATCTCAAGGCGTAAACGCAGGGGATTTAATTTCATTTGAACCGGACTCCGAGTACGAGTTCACTATCAACGATAAAAAAATGTATCGTATGTTTGAGCATAATATAAAAATCCTATTATGAGCAAGGTAAAAGAAATAAAGCTTAGAATCATTGCTGCTGGTGAACAAGCTGTTGAGCAGCTAATCAAGGTTGCGAAGGAAGATATCATTAAGCCAAACGATGAGGACGAGTTATCTGCAGACCGTTTAAAGAACGCTGCTGCTACCAAGAAGCTCGCGATATTTGATGCGTTTGAGATTCTAAATCGAATCGAGCTTGAGAGAGAGAACTTGGTATTATTAGAGAATGGACCGAGCAAGGTAGATACTAAACAGGGCTTTGCCGAACGTCGTGCAGGAGGGAAGTAGTCTATATAAGGTAGTTAAGAATGTAATGCCTAAGACGGCTTACACTCGTAAGAACAATGACAGGTCTTGGACCTATGGTTATAACGAAGACTACGACATCATCGTCATATCTAAGACGGGGCAAATCGGAGATATTGTAGACATACAGGGTCTAAAGGTTGCACTACCACCTGTTCCTAAAAAGTGTCTTCAAAGACACTCCAAGTCATCAGAGCAGTATTGGGAGAGAGCGGATATACCAAGAGAGTTGTCTCGCATTCAGTCTATCTTCCAATGGAATGATATGCCTGCTGAGTTTAAGAACCGGTGGGTAGATTATATTGAGGAGGAGTTTGACCGCAGAGAACAGGGATGTTGGTTTATGAACGGAGGTACTCCTACCTACATCACGGGGTCGCACTATATATATCTGCAGTGGTCTAAGATTGACGTCGGATACCCTGATTACCGTGAAGCTAATCGAATCTTCTTTATATTTTGGGAGGCCTGTAAGGCAGACCCTAGGTGTTTTGGTATGGTGTATTTAAAGATACGCCGTTCCGGTTTCTCATTTATGTCATCATCTGAGTGCGTAAACATAGGAACTCTTGCAAGAGATGCAAGGGTTGGTATTCTATCTAAGACGGGTGCGGATGCCAAGAAGATGTTCACCGATAAGGTTGTTCCAATCAATAGTAACCTACCGTTCTTCTTCAAGCCTGTAATGGATGGTATGGATAAGCCAAAGACTGAGCTTGCCTACCGCGTTCCTGCGGCTAAGATTACAAAGAAGAATATGCACGACGTGGATGACAACGAGATTACAGGTCTCGACACCACCATTGACTGGAAAAATACCGAGGAGAACTCTTACGATGGTGAGAAGTTATTGTTCTTGGCACATGATGAATCTGCCAAGTGGCTTAAGCCTAATAACATCCTAAACAATTGGCGTGTAACTAAGACGTGTTTGCGTTTGGGGTCTAAGATTATTGGTAAGTGTATGATGGGCTCTACGTCCAACGCGCTTAGTAAGGGTGGTGAGAACTACAAAAGACTTTACGAGGACTCACGTGTAAATACACGTAACGCCAATGGTCAGACTAAGTCAGGACTATACGGTCTATTCATTCCTATGGAGTGGAACATGGAGGGGTTCATTGACATCTACGGTATGCCTGTATTTAGAAAGCCTATTGAAAAAATTAGAGGTGTTGATAAGAATTGGATTACCAATGGAGCTATTGACTATTGGGAGGCTGAGGTTGATTCATTAAAGAATGATTCTGATGCACTGAACGAGTTCTATCGTCAGTTTCCAAGAACTGAGTCACACGCGTTCCGTGATGAGAGCAAGTCATCACTATTTAACCTTACAAAGATATATCAGCAGATAGATTACAACGACGCATTAATATCAGAGCACTACCTAACTCGTGGGTCTTTCCATTGGAGGGATGGTATTAAGGATAGCAAGGTTGTATTCTCACCTGACAAAAATGGCAGGTTCTTGGTGTCGTGGGTTCCTCCTGCGCACTTACAGAACAGAGTAATAGAGAAAAACGGACTAAGATACCCTGCCAATGAGCACATGGGGGTATTTGGATGTGACCCGTATGACATATCGGCAGTAGTTGGTGGTAGGGGGTCTAATGGCTCATTACACGGAATGACTAAGTTCCATATGGATGAAGGTCCAATAAACGAGTTCTTTCTGGAGTACGTTGCTCGTCCACAGACGGCAGAGATATTCTTTGAGGAAGTTCTCATGGCCTGTGTATTTTATGGTATGCCAATTCTTATTGAGAATAATAAACCGCGTTTGCTGTACCACTTTAAAAATCGTGGGTATAGACCATATTCAATCAATAGACCTGACAAGCACTACAGCAAGCTTACGCCTACTGAACGTGAGTTAGGTGGTATGCCAAACTCATCTGAGGACGTAAAGCAATCGCACGCATCAGCTATCGAAAGTTACATAGAAAAGTATGTTGGATTTGATTCAGCAGGGGTATATCGTCAACCGGATGAGATGGGGTCAATGCCCTTCACTAGAACGCTTAGCGATTGGGCTAGGTTCGATATTAGTGACCGAACCAAATTCGATGCCTCTATCAGCTCAGGATTGGCTATTATGGCCAATCAGAAGCACTTATATGTACCGGAGAAAAAAGAATCAAAAATATCTCTTAAATTTGCAAGATATAGTAATGATGGGAATATAAGTCAACTTATTAAATGAAAGAAGTAAAAGTAAACGTACCCTCAGCTGCATTTCCGAGTCAATTTGTTACTGACGCAGAAAAAAACACTGCAGAATTTGGAGTCCAAATAGGTCAAGCTATTCAATACGAGTGGTTTCGTAAGGATGGCAATAGTTGTAGATATTATGGTCAGTGGAGAGACTTCCATCGTTTAAGGCTGTATGCCCGTGGAGAGCAGTCTGTGGCCAAGTACAAGAATGAACTTTCTGTTGATGGCGACCTGTCATACTTGAACCTTGATTGGACACCCGTCCCAATCCTACCTAAGTTTGTTGATATCGTTGTAAACGGTATGTCTGACCGTATGTTTAAGGTTAAGGCGTATGCACAGGATGCAATGTCTCAAGCAAAAAGAAGTAAGTTTCAAGATATTCTTGAGGGGCAGATGATTGCAAAAGCTCCATTAATGAAGATTAAGGAGAAGTCAGGTTTTGACCCGTTTGTAATGGACTCTGAGGAGCTTCCTGAAACTGATGAGGAACTATCATTGTATATGCAGCTCAAATACAAACCTGCAATTGAGATTGCAGAGGAGGAGGCTATCAATACTATACTAGAAGAAAATAAATACCTAGACCTACGTAAGAGATTAGATTATGACCTTACTGTATTGGGAATCTCTGTTGCTAAGCATGAGTTCTTACCGGGAGCAGGTGTACAGGTTTCATACGTAGACCCTGCTAATATAGTCTATAGTTACACAGAAGACCCATACTTTAGAGATTGTTTCTATTGGGGAGAGATTAAGACACTTCCTATTACAGAGCTATTAAAGATTGACCAATCACTCACTCGTGAGGATTTGGAAGAGATATCAAAATACAGTCAGAGTTGGTATGACTACTACAACGTAGCTCAGTACTACCAAGATGACATCTTTGCACGTGATACGTGTACGCTATTGTACTTTAACTACAAGACCACTAAGAAGGTCGTTTATAAGAAGAAGTACTTAGATAACGGAGGCGTTCGAGTTGTAGAAAAGGACGACACATTCAATCCACCTGCAGATATGATGGAGGAAGGTCGTTTTGAGAAAATTGAAAAGACAATTGATGTTTGGTATGAAGGCGTAATGGTCATGGGGACAAACATCCTACTTAAGTGGGAGATGTCTGAGAACATGGTTCGTCCTAAGTCATCTTCTCAGCACGCTATACCAAATTACGTAGCAATTGCACCGCGTATGTATAAGGGTGTTATTGAGTCATTAGTTCGCCGAATGATTCCATTTGCTGACTTGATTCAGATTACACACTTGAAGATGCAGCAGGTTATTGCTCGCACAGTTCCGGATGGTGTCTTCATTGATGCTGATGGTTTAAATGAGGTTGACCTTGGTACAGGAGCGGCTTACAATCCTGAGGATGCACTTCGACTATACTTCCAAACGGGTAGTGTAATCGGTCGTAGCTATACCCAAGATGGTGAGTTCAATAATGGACGTATTCCTATTCAAGCTATCTCAGGAAACTCAGGTTCATCAAAACTACAAACTCTAATTGCAAACTACAACCATTATATGGAGATGCTGCGTTCGGTCACAGGACTTAACGAGGCGCGCGATGGCTCTATGCCTGACCCAAGAGCATTAGTTGGTGTACAGAAGTTAGCAGCCCTTAACTCAAATACAGCTACCCGCCACATCTTAGAGGCAAGCTTGTTTATGTTCCGCTCACTAGCAGAGGCATTAACATACCGCGTGGCTGATATACTTGAGTACGCTGACTTCAAAGATGATTTTGCAAATAAAATTGGAAAGTACAACGTTTCAATCCTTAATGACATCAAGGACCTGTACATATACGACTTTGGAATTTTTATTGAAATCTCACCTGATGAAGAAGAAAAGGCACAACTCGAGCAGAACATTCAAATCGCGTTATCTAAAGGCGATATTAACCTTGAGGATGCGATTGATATCCGCGAGATTAAAAACATTAAGTTGGCTAATCAGCTTCTTAAGGTTAAGCGAGTTAAGAAGCAGGATAGAGAGGAGCGAATGCAGATGCAGCAGCAAGCTATGGCTGCTCAGCAAAACCTACAATCACAACAAATGGCAGCTGAAACTGCTATGGCTAAAATTCAAGCAGAGACTCAGGCAAAAATGCAGATAAAGCAAGCTGAGGTTGCGTTCGAGATTGAGAAGATGAAGAACGAGGCCGTACTCAAGCAGCAGTTGATGCAGACGGAGTTTGATATGCAGATGCAACTAAGAGGCATGGAGACTCAGTCATTGAAGCAGAGAGAGGATGAGAAGGAGAAGGCTAAGGATAAGCGTATCTCTATTCAAAACACTCAGCAGTCTAAGTTGATTGAGCAGAGAAAGAATAATCTACCACCTGTTGACTTTGAGTCAAACGAGGATAGCTTAGATGGTTTTGACCTAGCTGAGTTTGAGCCTAGATAGTATTGAAAAATATTATCAAAAAAATTGTATAATTTTGTAATGTAAATTTAATCAAATGGAAATAAAAGTAAGGGATTTGGGAATGTCCGAA